GTATACAATCATGCCTGGCCCGGTTCAAACAATCAACGAATACTTAGAAGTACTTTAGAGTACTTGCACCAATACGAAAATCCTTTGGTACTGATTGGGTGGAGTTTTATCAGACGCATGGAAGTCTGGTACTACGGAGAAAAAAGATCAATGCTCAATCGGATTCCGGACAGAGATCAATCAATTGATGGCTCAATGCAATCAAGATTTACAACACTGGATGCATTGTTATCTGAAAATGAAGCCACAATAGAACAGAAATGTCTAGTGAATGAGGACTTGTTTGTTCACAAACAACTGACTGATTTTTATACTAGTTTGTATATGTTTGCTCATACTTTGGAATCCATAAACGTAAAATACAAATTTTTTTCTGCTGCAAAAAATACAGAAATTCCAATAGATTGTTTTCCATACATAGAATCTTTGCGTCAGGTTCAATGGTGTGTTCAAAACAAAAATTTTTATAAGCTGCATGATTTTTGTATTTTAGATTGGGCCAAAGAAAATGATCCGGCAGCACATCCAGTTACTGGTCATCTGAGTGAACATGGTCATGAACTATTTGCTAATTTGTTGCAAGAAATTATACAAGGATAACATATGGGAATTTTTGATCGATTTAAAAAGAAGCCTCCGGTAAAAGAGGAAAAAGAAAAAGTTATTCGTGTGCCCAAGGCACCTGAAAAAACTGCCAAACAAATTGCCACAGAGAACAATGAACCTTATGTGGCTATTTTAACAATGGACATTGATCCTGCCAATTTGCACCAGGGTGCATTTGAATTGGACTGGAATGAGATATTCATTGCCCGCCTGGTCAAGGCTGGGTACATGATGAAACCCACAGATGCAGACTCAGACCTGGTGGATCGCTGGTTCCAAAATGTGTGCAGACATGTTGTGATGGAAACCTGGGAACAAGAACAAGCCATTCGTAATTCTGGCGCCCAATATGTTCGCACCAGAGACATTGGTGACGGACGCACTGAAATTAGTTAAGGATATTGATATGATAGATGGAAGACGTGTGGGCTTTACTGCCTCAACATTTGATTTGTTACATGCTGGCCACATTGCCATGTTGCGTGAGGCCCGTGAGGAATGTGACTACTTGATCTGTGCATTACAAAACGATCCCACCTTGGATCGCCCCAATAAAAATCGTCCGGTACAGAGCATTGTGGAACGACAACTACAGCTCATAGGCTGCAAATATGTGGACGAAGTTTGGGTGTACAACACAGAAAAAGATCTAGAAGACTTGTTGTTGATACTGCCCATTGATGTGCGCATACTTGGTGTGGAGTACGAAGGCCGAGAATTTACTGGTCGTGAGATTTGCCACAAACGTGATATTGAACTACATTTCAATGGTCGCGACCATTCATTCAGCAGCAGTGAATTACGTCAGCGAGTAGCCAATGCCGAAGATTTGAAAAAGAAAATAGAAGCATGGGAACCAGTGGGCGCAGATGACACAGGCGGTCCCAGTCCACGATGAAAGAAGCATAATGCATATACTATTCAACGGTGACTCCAATATGAATGGGGAAGAGTTAGCAAACAAAGATCTCAGCATGGCTGGTGTTATCACAAAATTCTACAATGCCACAGCCGCTAGTCTTGCAGTCAGCGGCGCCAGCAACGATCTGATCTATGATTCAACGCGGCAATACTTGCAGACCAATCCTGCACCTGACTTGGTTGTTGTGGGTTGGACCGAACACGGGCGTGAACAATGGTATTTTAACAATAAATTCCACGAAATTAATCAATTAGACGTAGGCAACCGTATCCCTGAAGAATTTCGACGTCGCTATCAGTTCTGGAAGAATCATATTCAGAAAGAAGGTGAGTGGCATCGTGTGATGGGGTACTACTGGCACAACAAGATCTACAACCTGCACTCGATTCTCAAAGAACGTGGTATTCCGCATTTGTTTTTCAACGCATTTGATGCGTTCCAGGTTGCCAACATAGCCGAACAACTGGATTGGGACAATTGCTTCTTCCTTCCATACCATCAGAATCGTTGTTACGTAAATTGGTGTATTGAGAACGAGTTTAAAGAAATCACTCCTGGGTGGCTACACTACAACGAAGATGCACACGCTGCATGGGCAAATACCATGATCGAACATATGCACACTCATTCCATTTATGATACTATACGCTAACGGGTGCAGCAACACAGCAGCCGCAGAAGCAGTCGTGCCAGATGCGTTTGCTGCGGACCATGGTAAAAACGGTATAGATCGTCGCCCGCATCCTCTGAATCTAGCAGCCAGTTGGTGTACACATTTGGCACGTGATCTTGGCCGGTCATTGGTTTGTGATGCAGAGTCTGCCAGCAGTAATGATCGAATTGCAAGAACCACACGTGAATGGATAGCCAACAATCCTGACAAATTAAGCAACACATTCATGGTCATACAGTGGACCACTTGGGAACGAGAGGAGTGGTTGCACGACGGCATATGGTATCAGGTCAATGCATCTGGAGCGGATTGGGTACCGCGAGAACTACAACAGCGATACAAACAGTTTGTGGTTGATGTAGATTGGACAGCAAAAACCCAAGAATGTCATGAAAAGATTTGGATGTTACATACCGAATTGCAAAGGTCGAACATTCCTCACTTGTTTTACAGCGGATATAGTACTTTCCGTAATGTCCAAAATCAACATATTTGGGGCACCAGTTACATGTATCCTTACAACCAACAGGGTTCTTACAATGCCATTTTGCAACGAAACGGGCATGCACCCACAAAATGGTACCATTTTGATGCCAAAGGCCATTGCTTTTGGGCCAACTATGTGTTACAATACATCAAACAACACAACTTGGTAACACACAATGCGCTATCTACTGATTGACACCAGCAACATGTTTTTCCGTGCGCGGCACCAAGCGCATCGAGCCGCAGACACATGGACCAAATTGGGCTTTGCCCTGCACCTTACCTTGATGAGTGCAAACAAAGTAGCACGTGATTTGGGTGCTGATCATGTGGTATTCGCACTGGAAGGTCGTAGCTGGCGCAAAGATCACTATAAACCTTACAAAGCAAACCGCGCAGTAGCACGTGGACAAATGAGTGAGACTGAAGCAGAAGAGGACAAGCTGTTCTGGGAAACGTATGATGAGCTGACTAAATACTTATCTACACGAACCAACTGTAGTGTTGTCCGTTGTGCCACAGCAGAAGCAGACGACATCATTGCACGTTGGGTTGCATTACACCCCCAAGACGAACACGTTATTGTCAGTTCAGATTCTGACTTTGTGCAGTTGATTGCACCCAACGTCAAATTATACAACGGCATCAACGATCACTTGTTCAGTACCACGGGTGTTACAGACGCAAAAGGCAAAAACTTGGCATTCTCTATTGAGAGCAACTCAAAGATCAAGGTTGGCAAAGCCGATGCTAACTTTGTGCCGCCTGTGGACTATCAACGGTGGGTGCTATTCTTGAAGTGCATGCGTGGTGATCCCGGTGACAATGTGTTCTCGGCTTATCCTGGTGTGCGTGTGAAAGGTACAAAGAATCAAGTGGGACTCACAGAAGCATTTGAAGATCGTGATCGAAAAGGCTATGCGTGGAACAATCTCATGTTGCAACGTTGGATGGATCATGAAAAAGTGGAACGCAAGGTGTTGGATGATTATGAACGCAATCGCACCCTGATTGACCTTACTGCACAGCCTGATGCAATCAAAGCAGTGGTAGATGAAGCCATACGTGAGCAGATTAGCCATAAAGACGTGGGCATGGTGGGTGCGCACTTTTTACGGTTCTGTGGCAAGTACGAGCTCACCAAACTCGGCGACTATGCAGATGCAATAGGGCGCTGGTTGAATCAAACATACAAAGGAGTTTTAGATGATAGAAGCCAAACCAGTAATTGATAAAAAATATTGGATCTTGAAAAAAGATGATCGCAAAGTAGGTGTGGTAGAAGCCGAAGCTGATGGCTACACTGTGCGCATCAATGATCAGATAGGCAAATTTAAAACCATTCCCATGGTGCGAAAGCAAGTGAACATTGAGTTTGCGCCGCCTGAGAAGACCACTAAACCGGCACCAGACCAAGTGCATGGATATGCCACAGGTTGTAGAGCATTCAACCCCATGTGGGATGTCAAACAGCGATTGCCATTGTTCACCAAAGAACGCAAATCAAAGTCTTGGTATGCGGCAGGTTACTACGCTGTGAAACAACATCGTGCCTGGAAGATCCTGCGCAATCCCAAACTGATTGTGTTGGAACGCTATCAATATCAAGGTCCATTTCATACCCAGGAGGCAGCACGTGACAAATCTCTCTCTCACTAACAAATGAGTCTACATATACATCGATTCGTAGACTCTGTCAAGGCACACGAAGCACGTGGGCAAAAAGACTTCACCATGCCCATGCGCGATGCCAAAGACCTACACGCAGATATCACCAAACTGTTGATTACATTGGAACAAATGCGAACACAACAGTTACGTGGCGCAGAAGTGGTAGAAGTGCAGATCGCTGGGGGCAGTTTTAAATCTGCATAGTTATTGGCATAAATAAACACGGAGTTTAATATGTCAAGACCAAAGCCGCAAGTGCTGATCGAGCACACCAACAAACAAACTTACAAGACTGAGCAAGTGCTGGCCTCCGACGGTGTGTGGGCAGTATTCTTTGATGCCAAACCTATCAATCTAAAAACTGGTAACTTGCTCACACAATATCCGGGACCCAAATACAAAAAAGTATCGTTTAGCAACCCCGGGCATGCTAAAAATCTAGCTCGCAAACTCAACACACAGTTCAAAACTGACAAGTTTTCAGTGGTACTGTTAACGCATGGGGATCGAGTGTATCCCAATGCTGAATAAATTACAACTCACCGCTGAACTCATACATCATTATCCTGATGCTCCCACCGTGGATGACGCCATGCGAACTTGGTGGCAGAACATTCGAGAAGATGGCGGCCTACGATTGACCTACGAAGGATATCGTGTGTTCAGTGACTGTTTGGAATTGAACAGTCACACATTTGATTTGCCGGAACAACTGTTGACTCCAAAAAACTTGATTGCTCTAGATCGGCACATGGCATCACCTTACTATATTGTGAACAATCGCAAACACAACAGCATGGCGATGTTTGGCAGTCGCGAAGC